CCGGCATAGTAGTGGTGCTACCACGAACCAGGCCACTAGGTATCCTCTCGACATCGAGAGATTGACGGACTCGATCTATGATCGAAGGATCCGCCTCTTCGAGATAATCGAAGATGATACTATTTACCTGATATTCATCAGGGTGCGCCTGGCGCAGATCAGCGACCACATCGAGTGCTGCAGACATTACAGATAGACTGTAGTCGTCCATTTTGTGGTCTTTCGACCTAAAATGAGGGAGGTTGGTTCTGTAGTCCATCTCATCGACTGAGTAAGCTGACATTATGTCAACTGCATCAGCCTCACTGGGAGTTAAGCGATAGATCCCTTTTAGAGATCTAATCTTAGCTTTATCCAGGTTTGAGAAAACAAGCTTGTTACCGGGCCTATATTTAGGCTTAGTAACATACACCTTGTCCTTGCTCACAATATGTGAGAGGAACTCGGCATACTTGTTGGACTGCATAGCCTTTTCTACATTAGTAGAGCCACCCCAACTCTGTATCACGTCGCTATACGCGACAGCGATTTCAGAGTGACAGACAAAGTCGTCACCAACGACTCTGAACGAGTCAGTTTGGTAACCGGATCTTTTGCAGGCTGTAAGCCCAGCAATAAGATTCATAGCTGTAAGAGTCTGGAAGGATCCCTTCATGCCAAGTGGTTGTCCAGTTTTAAACTGAACTGGACCGTCAATGCCATCACACCATAACGGTAATGATGACAACTCTTCGAAGTACGTTACGTACTCTTCGAGTAAGCCGGTCTTACCAGGGAAATCTCTTTTGAGACCTCTGGTAAACACTCGGTAATCGAGGGTATCAGTAGCAGCTGACAAATCGAGGGAAGTTAATTCCTTTTCGAAAGTTAGCTGATGTTGTGCCCACCTTAGCCCGTCGTGCTGGTCTTTGACCGACACTTGCGGGAAAGAGTAGAACACGTCTTCCAGTGCCTTGGCATAGGGTGCCATTGTGTAGTTGACGAATCTGTTGATATTAGCTACTGATCTGAGCTTACCTCCAGGTTTCTGAAGGAAGTCCAGTCGACCGACAAAGTCGGCCTTACCAGGAGCTGAATATTCAGCTGTATCGTCGAACATATCGATATCGCCGTCGTAGTCTCTCGCCATAAATGGTCTGAGGCTAACCTTTCTAGGTACCTTGACAACCTTGTCACCGTCGACTCGCGAAACAAGAGAGTTCCAACGAGTTTTACAGATACGGGGAGCAGTGTATAACTGTGTAACCGTGTCTGCGTACAGCTCAAGAACTGCACGATAGGTGCGAGGCGCCGTGGCCAGCGATGGCACGAGCGATGCCGCGCGCAGCGTCGACTTATTAGCCGATGTCTGTACGGAGTCTCTTTCGAGAGGCAGTACATTGTTCGTTAGATCAACAGGACCAAATGGTCTGCTGACTTCACGAAGTCTCGCAGTCAAACGCTTTTCAAGCTTTTGAAGGAGCCTATCGGAAAATACGATAGTCTTATCAGAGCGAGTGTCCGACCTTACGTTAGACTTGAATTTCTCAAGTTGATGTTTGGTCGCATGCTCATAGGTTATAGCCTGAATGGCTGCACCTATAACTCTGATACGAGCAGCTGGGTCGGGGAATCTTCGGTATAAATACCCAAGAGGTCCCTTTGGTCGACCTAACTTATGGTTCCAGGCCACGGAGATTTCTCCGTCCTGGTGAGCATATACATGCTCAGGATCCACCAATGACCCCTCTGTATCCTTCTTCAGTACCTTGAGATAATCAAGGACAAAATCCGGACCGTTGGAGTCCCATAGACAACGAAGCCTATGTTCGATAGATGCTTCAGGTCTGTGTGGAATATCCTCGAGACGTAAGGCTTGACATAGAGCGTGACCAGTGAATGGATTACTATCCTTC